TAATTACTACAATGTGTCTTTCTTCTTCAGCCATTTTCCGTTTATCTTTCCACCAATAAATTGATTATAGTATTCTTCAGTCAATAATGCTTCGCATCTGATCTGATAATCCATCTCCCAATATGCACACTCAGTTTTTGTTTCACACAACTGTACAACATATCGTTCAAACTCTACACCTTTAGCAAGCTCTTCTTTGAGTTCTTTGTTTGATCCGTAGTATTTTTTCCAGTCTGATTCGACTAATGATCTTCTTTTTCTCTTTTGACCTTTGAGAGGAGGCAGTGTCTTCTTACTCCAGAAAAACTTCTTACCAATATATTTGCGTTTAGTTTCTTTATTAATTAACAAATATACCATACCATAGAAGTTTTGTACATGCTCTGACTCAAGCGTCCAACCTTCTAGTAGATGTATCCATGGATTATCATAGCTTGCAGTAGTTAACGACGACATTGCCTTCGTAGAAGATTCTTTTTGATTTGGCAAAACTGTCTGACCACCTTTGTTCGGCGCATAATCTATCTTCGACGATTACTCTACCTATACCAACTTGTACTACGCCTTTTGCACATTCGTGGCAGATAGGTAATCCATATACAAAGAGATGAGCACCTTTTAGTGAAACTCCATTCTCTACAGCATTATATATACAATTCATTTCAGCGTGTACCACGAGTTCATATTTTGTCTCGCGATCGTTGAGTCTTTCTTCAGTATCTTGTATTCCTTTTGGGAATCCATTATATCCTGTGGCAAGAATATTACGATTGCTGCCAACAGCTACAGCACCAATCTTTTTTGATGGGTCTTTTGACCACGTTGAAATGTGTTTTGCTAGTTCTAAGAACTTACGATCCCACGCCGAACTAATACCAGGGTATGTCACCACTCTAACTCCATATCATCATCATATTCAAACTGTTGGTCTTCGAGTGATGCGCTACATATCGGACAAAATTCGATTGGCATTTCTTCGTCATCGAAATTAGTCTGACGTATAATCACATCACACTTGACTTCACAAGATCTACAGTTAATCGTCTTCTTGTACATTACGATACTCAGGTGCTCTAAATTCGGTATTTTCTTTTTTCTTTAGTATGACAGCAATGTGTGCAGGCCGCTTATATCCTTTATCTTCACCATTTGCCCAATGAAAGAACTTATGTCTTTCTGCATACGTATTACCTGCGTAATCGGGTTCAATAATTAATTTCTCGAAACGTTCACCAGTTGTAGTACCAATAAATGCAGAGTGCATCGAATATCCATTATACCCACACAGTTTAGCAAAGAAAGCTGGTGAATATGTATACATAGTTGATTCGACTGCAGAAAAGAACGGCACAGAGTGAATCATGTATGTACCAATGCCCGCTAAGCGATGTACATTGTCAAAGAATGCATATTGATTAAAGACGTGAGGAGACTTACCACAATTGTAGATAATATCAAATGGTTTTTCTCTTGTCCATTCAAAATGCTTATTAAAGTCTACATCTTGAAATTCATCATGCATGATGATAGTCTTCTTATTACCTAGCAACTCATACATCTCGTGTAGATCGCGAGGTCTTTCGTTGATGTCCATTGCGTCAAATCTCATTTCGAGATCTGTAAAATCACTGATATAGTTTTCACCAATATGCAATAGCTCTACTGATGTAAAAAGATCGTGAGTGATTGGTTCATCACCCGCAATTTCGTCAAACAGTTCCCATAGTACCTTTGTTTGAAAGTTATTCATTAGAAAGAAAAGTCCTTAAACGTATCGTCGTCGAGATCCTTTTTAATTCCACCAACGATATACGATGTTATTTCAGTTTCTTGCGGTGCAACTTGCACATCAGCACCACTAATCCACTTCTGTGTCCAAGGCAGTGGATCAGATCCGCCTCGCTCATTTGATAATCCAATGGCATACATACGCTTATTACCTAGCCACTCCACATACTCACACAAGAGCTCTGCATTCAGCCCAATCATTGAACCTTCTTTAAACAGATATTCTGCCCATGCTTTTTCTTGATCGAGTACTTCACGGAAAATTTGTTTTACTTGATCCTTTGTATCTATAGCAATTTGGGCATACTGTTTATCTTCTTTTGGTAATAGCTTAATCAGCTGTTGCGTTGATGCCATGTGCACATTCTCATCTCGTGCAATAAACTTAATAATCTTTGCATTGCCTTCCATCTTCTTCAGCTCAGCAAATGCCCAACTACATGCAAACGAAACATAGAAGCGAATACCTTCAAGCGCGTTAACTGCATTAATTGCCAACCATAAATTTTCTTTTGATGGATAGTCAGCAAGATTATCATAATATTTACTAATCGATTCTGCGCAGTCTACAATTTCTTTAATGTCCAACATCTCATCAAATACCTTAGATGGATCACTGTAGATATTTCGAATGATATGTGTATATGATCGTGAATGGATGGTCTCGCTGAAGGCCCATGTAACGAGCCAGTTCTCAAGTTCGGGTAACGAACACAAAGGCATGAACGTCTCAACGGGACCTCGCCCTTGTACTGAGTCGAGTAGAATCTGTCGCTTTAGATTGCTCGTAAAAATATGTTGCTCATGCTCAGTCAGATTCTTAAAGTCTTTGCTATCGCGAGTTACATCAACCTCTTCTGGCCGCCAAAAGAAACCCAGTTGTTTATCGGTAAGCGACTCAAAGATACGATAGCGTTGCTTGTCATAGCGTGCAATGTTTACACGAGGACCAAAGAATGCTGGCTGTGTTGTAAAATCAATTTTATCTGTATGAAATACGGACATTTAAGTTATCCAAAAAAATAGTTAATAAGGCCTGAAAACAGGACGATGCCGATTACACCATTCAAAAGAATCAATGCTCGGTCTCTCCACATGTAAGATACAACGAACCATCCACACGCGCCTATCCATGATAATAACATATCAATCCATATTAATTCAGGTACGCCGGAGGCTCGGACTGATATGGCTCCTAATATAATTATGCTTGATGCCCACTTCAAATACCAATCAATAGTATTTTTAGGTGTTACTGCTTCAAAAATCTGATCGTGTGCTTCAGCTATCTCCGTCAATTCGATTGACGTTAGATTCTGAATTTCTTCTTCGCTTAGCGACTTTCTTTCGATATCGATATCGCTCATTATCTGCTCTCACTCTTGTATAATCTTCTAAACTTTCTTTGTATCTTCGCTCAAACTCAGCGTAGTCATCTTTTAAAGCATCAAGTGTTTCTGAATATTTTTCGTTTGCTTCTAGTAGTGCTTCTTCTTTCGTTTTATATTGCCATTCGTCTGTATGTCCAACAAACCACTTCGGTTCTACCTCGACGGCATAGTTCTGTGTGCATACTTTAAAATCTGGTTGTAGCAACTCATCGGGTGTCAAACTGGCATCACGCCAGATCACTCTATTATTTGGTTGAGCAGCAAACTGGCCGTTATCAAGCTTAATAATATTAAATGACTTATGTTCGGGATCGTGCTCACTAAAGTTTTGGTCTAAAACGTTCTTATCTCTATGACAATTGTCCATCGTAAACATGTACTCACCTTGATGCATCTGCTTATCTTTACCAAAATATTCGCAGCGAGACAATAAAGGTTTCTCAATGACAGTGATGTCATAGTCAAAGCAATCCCATAATTGTAACACATCTAACGGTAAATCGCCGTGATCTTCTTTCCAGACGAAGGCAGACAACGGTAGCTTATCGTAAAGTGCACCATAATCTGTTAGCAATGTTTCGAAATACAATGCTTTGCCCATTATTGATTTGATTGAAATCCAAATACCAGGTGTATATTCGCCATGACCTTTTTCGAGATCATACAAATACTCTTTACGAACCATCACTGGTGTAGGCGGTAGATTATGTACTAGAAATGCCACTAGTGATCCTCTTCTTTACAGAGTAGTTGAGTTCCGCGATCAGTCCATAAAAAAGGTAAGAGACCATGTATTAGAAGAATAAACGCTACAGTCCAAGCAAAACGTAAATGTTGAAAATATGTAACGTTATTTTCTTCTAAGTGTTTCATATCTTACAGGCGTCACAATCATCAGGGTTTTGCCAATCACATGCTGCACCTTCTTCTACTTCTTCAGTAGGAGGATCGCGTTCATCTGTGATTTCGCCGGCTCCGTCATAAGTGTTATTATAATAGAGTTGCTTACCACCATACTTATAGAACATCAACATATGTTGCATCATTAGTGACAGCGGAATCTTTTCTTCATCGTAATGCAGAGGATTGTAGCTAGTATTCACTGAGATACCTTGATCAATAAACTTTTGTAAAACAGCCATGATCTTAAGATAACCTTCAGGAGATTTTTGTTCCCAAAGTAAATCATACTTATTCTTTAATCGACCAATCTGAGGCACAACTTGCTTCAGCACACCGTCTTTTGATTGCTTCACAGAGATGAGTGAGCGAGGAGGTTCAATACCATTCGTACTATTACTGATCTGCGCAGACGTCTCAGCTGGCATCAATGCCATCAGTGTTGAGTTACGTATGCCAACTTCTTTGAGCAGACTTCGAAGTTCATCCCATGGCATCTTGTAATCCGGCTTTGCCAACTCGTCGACAGTCGTCTTATAAGTGTCGATAGGCAACACACCGTCATGATACTTCGTTTCGTCTGATTTCAAACACGCTCCTTTCTCAGCAGCAAGTATAGCAGATGCTTGAATTAAGTAGTATGACCATGCTTCCGCATATTCGTGTACTAATTCGAGGTTTGGGTTTTGATAATTCGTATCATTCTTTGCAAGCCAATGAGCAAAGTTAATAATACCGACACCAAGCGGTCGACGATTCATAGAGCCTACAAAAGCTGCTTTAACTGGATAATCTTGATAATCGAGTAACGCATCTAATGCACGAACAGCCAATTCTGCTGGCAGTGCAAAATCTGTCGGCTTCTTGATATTACCCCAATTGATAGCTGCAAGAGTACAAAGACTAATCTCACCATTCTCATCTTCTAAGCTTTTAAGTGGTGTCGTAGGCAAATTAATTTCGCAACAAAGATTTGACTGACGAATTGGTGCAAGCTCTTTCTTAAATGCGCCGTGATCGTTTGCGTTATCAACATTCATCAAGTAGATACGACCAGTGTCCTTTCGTTCTTGCATAAAATGTGCAAAGAGATCACGAGCTGGAACAGTCTTCTTATTGATAGATGTCTTACGCTCGTACTTCTCATACAATTCGCGGAACTTGTCAGTGTCAACAAAGAATGCTTCATACATATCAGGACAATCATGCGGTGAGAACAACGTGATATCTTGTCCTTTGACAAGGCGCTCATACATGACCTGATTAAACTGTACACCGTAGTCCATATTGCGGACTCGATTCTCTTCAGTACCTTTGTTGTTCTTCAGTACTAATAGATCTTCTACTTCGAGGTGCCAGATGGGGTAATATATAGTTGCCGCCCCACCACGGACGCCGCCTTGACTACAAGACTTAACAGCACTTTGAAAATACTTAAGAAAGGGGATAATACCAGTATGACTAGTATCACCGTTGCGCACAGCAGAACCCAAAGCACGGATGCGACCGGCACCGATGCCGATACCAGCTTTTTGAGAAACATATTTAACCACTGACGAAGCTGTTGCATTAATAGAATCCAATGAATCATCAGTCTCGATAAGTACGCAAGACGAGAACTGTCGTTGAGGCGTTCGTACTCCCGCCATAATTGGTGTAGGCAGACTGATGTCAAAATTACTGAGTGCATTATATAGCTTTACTACCCAGTCCATTCTACTCTTTTCATAATCTGCAAACAATGTCATAGCAATACACATCATTGCCATTT